TATTCTTCAGGAGGAATGGACGCTAGGGTGGTTGCAAATAGTCGTGGAAACGCATCATCTCGCTCCTCCGTCACCAATAGAACTCAAGCAACTAATCGGACTGTAATATAAATTTTATGAATCTATTTAAAATTCTCGACACTCTCAAAGTAAAAATCGAAGACCTCAATTCCGCCGAGCGTGAAACTCTCCAAGGTTGGATTGACGCGGTGGATAAAAGTGAACTCACAATCCAGAAGTTGACCGAAATAATGCAGAGCCTCATCGAAGCGGTGGAACGCGAGATAGTCGGTTATGAAGTTCCGAATGGAATATCGGCTCTAATTTTTCGAAAGAAAAGAAGAATTCATCTGGACGCCCGCCTCAAATGCTATCTCACTATGCGCGAAATGCTGATGGGACCGGATCGCGCGAAGAAAGCACTGGAGCAAGCAATAACCAATTTAAAAATAAAGAAATAATCATTAAGAAAAAAGCCATGGATGAATCATCCAAAAAAAGGCTAGAGGAGATCATCGCCAAGGATAAGAACGACCTTATCCAAGAGGACATTGATTTCCTAAAAGCCCGCCGAAGTTATCTCAACGACGAACAGCGTGTGAGATTCGCGGAATTCCTCGACGAGGGAGAGGTGAAAGTCCCTCGCAAAAAGAGAAAATAGGGATTTAATTTCAATAATTTCCAAACCCCGCTAGTCGGGACGGAATCAAAAACAATGAGTGATGAAATTGTGCAAACTCCCCCAGAGGGAACGCCAACTCCGGAGCCGGTGATAGAAACACCTCAGGTTCCCGAGACACCAGTCGTAGAAACTCCTGCTCTTCCTCAAGAGCCGGTCAATCCCGCGGAGCCAGTGGACTACAAGAAAAAGTTTGCTGATTCGGCGAGAGAAGCCCAAATCCTTGTCGAAAGAAATAAGGCTATGGAGAGGACAATCGGCGAATTAACCGCCGAGGACATTCCCACGGACGAAGAAATGAAAAAAGCTGATCCTCATTGGGATTTCTATTCGGAAATGGAACAAAGGATATTCAAGAAAAATGTTGCTCTTGAGCGAAAACTCAATAAAACAACTGGAGCTCTAACAGGCTTTCTAAGCGAACAAAAAAGACGGACGGAACTCGACGAGATTATGAGTTCCAAACCCGAACTTAAAGGCCGGGAGAAAGAGTTTGAAGCTTTCGCGGCGCGTCCCAATAACAAAGGCGTACCGATGGAAACTCTCGTCAGTGCGTTCCTTTACGAGGTGAAGGACGAACTGCCGCCAGAACCCGATGATCCGAACAAAATTCAAGGACAACCCGTCCTTAATTCCGGTGGAGCGGGGGAAGGTATTGAGCCGAAAACAGAGCAATACACACTGGAAGAAGCAGAGAATATCCGAAAAACCAATCCCAAAAAGTATAACGAACTTATACAAAAAGGAATCATCAAATAGTTTTTTCTTCGCTTTGGGAAGTCTGAATTTAATTTTTTACTTTTCAAAGCAATGAGTGATTACGGAACAAATGTTGGCGAGAAATTCGCGCGAACAGCGCTTATGGGTTTCTTCGCCAAAGCCGTTTCCCCAGAGGTGACGAACAGCGATTACGAAGGCGAAATTAAAGGTGGTGGGGCTGACCGTCTCAACGTCCTGACTTTCGGAGACCTTTCTCTCCAGGCTTATTCAGGAACAGCGTTGTCTCCTGAAGTACCTTCCGAAAGCGAAGGGACGCTGTTGGTTAATCAGAAATACGCCTATTACTTCAAGATTGATTCGATCTCGAAGTTCTCCTCCTACGTCAACAATCCGGAGAGCCAATTAATGAAAAACGCTGGTGATGTGTTGGCAAAGCAGATTGACCAGTTTGTGTTGGGTCTTTACGGAGATGTGGCTGCCGGAAACAGAATCGGGACGGACTACACGACCGGAACGGTCACGATCACTGCGACGACTGGAGCGACTGTCGGTTCGGGAACTACCTTCACTTCAGGAATGGTTGGACGCGGATTTAAAGCAACAGGACACAGCGTTTGGTATCGGGTGAAGACTTTCACAAACACGACTTCGATCGCGATTGAGAATGATGTGGATGACGTGGCTTCGGCTTATTCCGGAGGCGCGATCAGCGGTGCGGCTTACACTGTTGAAGCCAACACCAAGTTGCAAGTGGCAAAAGCTACGATTTACGGGTATATCTGCAATCTTTCGGAGAAACTCGATGCTCACGAGATTCCAGCGGAAGGTCGCTGGCTCGCCGTTCCCTCAAAGATTGCCTCGATCATTAGGCAAGCTCCGGAATTCATTCCGGCGGTTGAGAGCGCGTATAACGATGTCGTGAAGAACGGAGTCATCGGAAAGATATCCAACTTCGTTGTTCATCAGACCGAGCGCGTGACGGGAAACAACACGGACGGCTACCGCGTGTTGGCCGGGCATAAGTCATTCATCACAATGGCGGTTGCCTTTACTGAATCGGAAGTCGAACCTTTTATTGGAGGTTTCGGAAAATGCTACAAGGGTCTTACAGTTTACGGTGCCAAAGTTGTCGACGTTCGCCGAAAATGCGGCGTTGAGGGCTTCTGGTATGTCTAGATTAATTAGCCTCGGGGAAACTCGAGGCTAGTTTCTTTCCCTCGCTTCTGATTTTTTTGGGGGCGAGGATAAGGAAAAAATATATGGGACTCGTCAGAGAAACAATCGGAAAATTCAAAGGGTTTGGAAATGACGGCAATACGCCGGGCGAATTCTTGCTGTCGCAGAATATCAAGAAATCCGACTTTGGATGCAAGGTGGGTTGGCGGGCTTCATCTCTTTTCACTCCTTTGGCGAAGATACTAAACTTCTCGGACGGATTCTATGGAGTGAATGTTACCAACGATTCGATTGCGAAAGCCCCTGGAACAACCGCCGAAGACGCAACCGAGGGGACTATCGCCTGGGCGAATATCAATAATTCAAAGGCAGAAGACGCAGTTTATGCGAGTTCAAAAGTGGCGGTTAGCAATTATACTTATACTCCGCACTATACTCCGCATTATACAAGCGTACCGCACTATGCGACTGCGTATGCTAGTCAAACACTGATGACTGCGTTGGCAGAAAATGATGGAAGCATTGGAACTGATAATTGGGAACTTCCGTATAGGGCGCAAGCCGAAGATGGTAACAATACCAAACAAATAAGCGCTAGCAATAATGTAATAACTAATTATCTTAAATGCACTAATTTTGGATTTTCCGTCCCGTCAGGCGCAACTATAACGGGTGTCTCTGCGAGAGTTAAAAAGTATGAAGTAAATGCCGGTGCTACTATTGCTGATTACAGCGTGAGAATGATAAAAAACGGTGCTTATTCTGGAAATAATAAGGCGGACATGGGAACGGAATGGTCTACCTCCCTAACGAATTCATATTATGGCGGTGATGGTGATTTGTGGGGAAATTCACTCTCATCCAGCGATGTGAATGCTTCTGACTTTGGGGTTGGATTTAGCGCGATGAATTATCACGCCACTTATGAAGCCTATGTCGATTGTGTGGAGATAACTGTCTACTATTCATATCAGTATATTGATTACTACACCCAAGTTCACGACTACGACATCCACGACTACGACATCACAGACCCCGCCACCACCACTCCTGCATGCGCTTTCAACACAGTGAAACTTGTTTCAGGGGACGCTATCGTCGGAGACGACAAGGCAACTGGAGAGCTCACGACTTCAAATGCCAATTATAATTTCGGAGGCGGGGCGGATTTGTGGGGAACATCTCTCACTCCCGCGATAGTCAACGCGGCTGATTTCGGGTGCGTGGTCAATTTTCTGGGAAGCCTCGGAGTGACGACAAACTCGACGACTAAATTCATAAAAGCGACAAACTTTGGGTTTTCGATTGACTCGGACGCTATCATCACCGGAATAAAAGTCACAGTCAAAGGAATGAAGCGCGTCAATGTCGCGGAAACTGGCGCGTACAATTCCTACGCCGATATTGACTATATTTCAATCACGGTTTATTACACTCTTTCTTTCGCGGGAAAAACGGACGGAAACTGGAGACAAGATTCAGCGGGGAGAATATACGCCTCAATGTTCTCTCCGGACGATTTGTATTATGTGCCAAAATCAAACGACTGCGCGAGCAACGGCGGACTCATCACCGATCAGAAAGGACGGCTGATCTACGCCGGCACGCGCTATGTAGGAATGTATGACGGAGGGATTGATTATGCTACAGGAACAATCACGGCCACAAACGGATCGACGGCAATCGTCGGATCAGGAACAACTTTCGCAGCCGGGATGGTTGGGCAGGTGATCAAAATCGGGACAAGTTCCGAGGCTTTGTTTTATAAAATAGCCACCTTCACCAACGCGACGAGCATTGCTATCACCGAAAACTATGCGGGAGTCACGGGAGCAGGGAAAAACTTGAGAGTTTTCACGAAATGGACGGACCAGAAGTGGGATTTGGGCGCTGACTTTTCCAATCTCAAGCCTCTTGAACTTTATGAGGATTATATTTTAATTCCGGTCGCGAATAATCTCGCGCTTATTTCCACGACTGACGACAGTTTGAATGTCGCGGCTTTTACTTTGCCGACCGGATTCACGATTGAGGGAACGAAATCGGGAGAAAATGGACTGCTTATCGGGGCCAATGACAAGCGAAAAAAAGGATATGTTATTCTTTGGGATTGTTTGGCTGATCGATCTATCGCTCCTTGGATTCCGCTTGAAGACACTTTGAAATCAATCGTCAAGGTTTCTCAGGGATGGATCGTCATCGGGACGCAAAAAATATATCTCACAAACGGATATTCTATTCAGGTTCTTAAGGAAAATTTCCCAGATGACAGCATTTCGAGAAACTATATTTATCCTTTGACTTTCAACGGAGCGACTGTAATTGGAAATACTCTCTTCATCGCCAACGCCGTTGGGACCAGAAGCCGCTCGAGGAAAGGAATATATGCGATTGACATTCCAACAGTGCTGATGGAATTCATCACTGTTGCCAGTGGGGAAGTTTATGGAGAAACAAATTTTGAGATTCCCGCGCTTTACGCCTCGCTTGGAAGCGAGGACAGCCAATTCAGATTGCTCTATTCTTCAGTTTCCGAAGCGAGCGCCATTGATTCCGGACAGATTTCAGAAGTTTCCGATATTGAAACTTCATTCAATCCTCAATGGTTCATCACTCAACCTTTCGGAGCAAGCGGAAACGACAAGGTTTTTGAGTCGATAATACTCTCAATGCAGTATGATTTTTCCGCGAATGCGATCGCTCTTTTTAATGAGGATTTGACAATTACCGTCAAAGCTTGCTCGGCTGAAAAATCATTTTTCCAATATGGGACGCATGCAACGGGAGGAAGCGGGAACGACAACGAAATATATCTTAACCTGGGAGATGGGACACTGGAGCCTTTCGTTGAAGTCGGGGACGAGATCACGATACTCAATGGAGTCAATGCCGGACAAATTCGGCACGTCTTGACTGTCGCGAACGATACGAATAATCTCGTCATCACCGTTGACGCTGATTTTGACAACACGCCGGAAGTCGGATCGGAAGTTTCAATCATTCCACTGAAGAAAATTGCCACGCTGACAGTTTCTCATGACCGCGGACTCAAGAACAGATTTTTCGTGGACGTGAAAAATCGCCTCAAAGGAAGGAAGTTTTTGGTAAAAGTTGAAATCGCCGGATACAACCCATATATCGAATTTGGAACGATTGACGTAATTTACGACGATAAAGGAATAAAGTAATGAACGAAAACGCATACAATCAAGCTCTCGCGAAAGGTTCAATAAACGTGAATGAGCCTATTGTTGCACCGCAGGAAGATACGCCATCGGTTCTTGAGCCTGACCCGCTGTCCCAATTTATTGCTGTTCTTCATCTTCTGAAAGTCACAAAAAAGCAGACAGACGCTGCCCCTACGCTGATCCCGAAAAACTTGATCGAGCAGATTCAATTCTATGAAAACGGAACGACTAGAAGATTATATATTTATGTAAATAAAACCTGGAGATATGTAGCTTTGACTTAATAAATAAAATAAACCAATGACATTTCTTGAATCCAAAACAGAATTATGTTCACTACTCGATATAGACTATACGGATATCGCCAATAATCAACTCATATCCGACGCTGAACTTGGCTACTGGATAAATTCAGCGGCTATTCGCGCTTGGGATTTTCGCGCTTGGGATTTTTCGGAGGGGGAAGACGCGACAAATCTGACCTCTGCCACGGAAAAGTTCACCTATCCCGATACTTTCGTTGCGGGAAGTGTTTGGCTTTTGATGATTGCGGGGCTGGGGGAATATGATAAAAAAGACTATCAGAGTTTTCGCAAATTCAAAATAAACTATCCGACCGCAACGGACAAAATATATTCGGAATACAAAAACTATATTTATCTCAACACGGCGGCTCACGCGGTGGGGCTCGCCATCACACTTCTCGGAAAATTAAAATTTACGAAACTTGTCAATACAACCGACAAACTTCCTTTCTCTCCGGTTTCTGACGACCTCGAATATTCGGGGAACCGCGCCATTGTGAAACTCGCTTACGCGGAAGCACTGGCTTCGAGAAAATATAGCGAAACAGACCGGGCGGCTACGGAAGAAGCGGCGGCTTTCAATATTTTGAAAATTCTTTGGGAACCATTCGCGGAAGCGCGTGCCAATTCACAAAGCAAAGACCGGCCGTTTTTCGATGTTCCCGATTATTTCGGACCGGGAAGCCCTAACATCGGACAATTTGGAAATGATTAAATAATATTCAAATAAAAATATGTCAGATTTAACCACTGAGCAAGCTAATCAAATATTGCAATACCGACCAGATGTCAAATCGGCTTTTGACGCTGATCCTAGTAAGATGTCGCTCGAAAAAAGGGCGGGCACTTGGCTTCAAAATTCGGAATTCGGCGGGGATATTAATTCCTTTCTTTCGAAGTATTCTAATCCAGCGGCGGCGACCA